GGAAAAAGAAACTTACACCAGGTGAGAAACAATTCCTCACACACATCTTTAGATTCTTTACTCAAGGAGACATTGATGTTGCCGGTGGGTACGTTAGGAATTATCTACCCTATTTTCCACAACCAGAAATAAGAATGATGCTTATGGGCTTTGCGGCCCGTGAAGCATTACACATTGCTGCTTACTCTCATTTGATTGAGACTCTTGGTTTACCTGAAACAACTTACAATGATTTCATGGAATACAAAGAGATGGTTGAGAAGCATGACTATGTTCTTGATATTTCTAAGCAGAATACAACTAAAGAGAATACTGCAACCCACATCGCCGTGTTCAGTGCATTTACTGAAGGGATGCAGTTGTTCTCCTCTTTCATTATGTTGTTGAATTTCCCTCGCCACGGTAAAATGAAAGGTATGGGTCAAATCGTCACATGGTCAATCGTAGATGAAACTCAGCACGCTGAGAACATGATTAAATTATTCCGAACTTACATTGAAGAAAACAAAGAGATTTGGAATGATGAGCTAAAAGGACGTATCTACACAATTGCAGAAAAGATGGTTGAGTTAGAAGATAAGTTCATTGATTTGGCTTTCCAAATGGGACCAATGGAAGATTTGTCACCAGAAGATGTGAAAAAGTATATTCGTTACATTGCTGATAGACGATTGATTTCTCTTGGACTAAAAGGCGTATTCAAAATTAAACGTAATCCATTACCATGGGTTGAAGAAATGATTAATGCACCTACTCATACTAATTTCTTTGAAAACCGTGCAACCGATTATGCTAAAGGTGCTCTATCAGGCGATTGGTCTGATGTTTGGGCTTAACATAAGGATCAAATGACTCCAATTATATACACATTGGTGATGACACACATCACCATTCTTTGTGTTACTATTTTCTTACATAGAAGCCAAACACATAGAGCAATCACAATACATCCAGTATTATACCATCCAATGAGATTTTGGCTATGGCTAACTACAGGAATGATTACAAAAGAATGGGTCGCTGTTCATCGTATGCATCATGTATATGTGGATACTAAAGAAGATCCACACAGTCCTAATATACATGGTATATGGAATATACTATTTGGTGGTGTATTGTATTATCTATCTGCTAAATCAGATAAAAAGAATATTGAATATTTTGGTGTTGGTACAATAGATGATTGGATAGAAAAAAATGTTTATACAAAATATAATCTATTAGGCATACTAATAATGCTTTTAATAGATTTAGAATTATTTGGTTTGTTAGGTTTATTAATTTGGGGTATACAGATGATTTGGATTCCATTTTGGGCTGCAGGTGTAATCAATGGCATCGGTCATTATTGGGGATATCGCAATACAGATACTAGCGATACATCAAGAAATATTTTTCCAATTGCAATATTAATTGGAGGAGAAGAACTACATAATAATCACCATCATAGACCAGCATTAGCTAAGTTGTCAGAAAAATGGTTTGAATTTGATATTGGTTGGTTTTGGATAAAAGCTTTTAGCTTCATTAAATTAATAAAAATAAAAGAGAATAAAAATGACAAATAAAGTTATATCAGGAGAGTGTCTTAACTGCGAATCAACTTATTCTGTTGAGTATGTTGAACAATTAGTATCCACCGAACTACCAGAACATTGCCCATTTTGCGGCGAAGTCATCGAGGAATTATCCGAAGAATATATAGAGGATGATGACCTTGATGAGAATGATGAATGGTAAATTGGCAATACAAAGATAAAGATTTTACAGAAGAACAAATTGAAGATAGTTATGGATTTGTTTATGTTATAACTAACTTAGAGACTAACCGGAAATACATTGGTAAAAAGTTATTCTGGTTCTCTAAGACAAAACAAATTAAAGGGAAGAAGAAACGTATAAAAGTTCCTTCGGACTGGCAAACTTACTATGGTAGTAGTGACAAATTGCAAAAAGATGTTATAATGTATGGACAGGATAAATTCCATAGGGAAATATTACACCTTTGTAAATCCAAAGGAGAATGTAGTTATCTTGAAGCAAAAGAACAATTTGCAAACAATGTTATGGAAAGTGATGAGTATTACAATGACTGGATTATGGTCAGAGTGAGAAAGTCTCACATCAAGGACTACAATGAACGTAAACTTAAGCGAACTAGCTAAACAAAATTATGATACAATTTTATTTTTGCCTGGAGAAAAAGACGATGAAGTCCGATTAGAGGGAAGTGTCTACAAGGATCCTGGCCAAAAACTAGATGGCAGTGAAAGTGGTGATTGTTATCATATCATCCTATTCAAACTTGAAGAAGAAGGAAATCCAATCCATTTGGATAAATTTGAAGCCATTCTTCTTGCTCCTTT